GTTCTATAATATACTCTGCTTCTTCCATAGTAGCTGCATCAGGATCTGGGTAAAAGTTCCAGATAGATACACTTGTTGTTTGTGGTATTGTTTTAAATACAGGAGAGTATTCACCACTCTCATCCCAGTTAGGATACTCTTTATCTACAGCAAATGGCCCTTTCATAATACCAGTGCCAAATAAAGCTGACTCAAATGCTGCAGCACGTAGGTGTTTCTTAGCGTGAGACTCTTCTAACTGATCGTGTATTTTCTTTTCCATCTTTTTAGCTGCAACTTCTGCAGGAAAAAACTGTGGAGATGTTGGAGTCTTAGCATATCCAGGTTCTAATTTATCCATAACAGGTTCTAGATTATCTTTTAAACCTGCAAGTCTTTCTCTAAACTCTGGGTATGTTTCACCAGGAAGTAGATCTGGCATAGCTTCTTTAGCTTTTATTTGTTCTGGATTTGTTTCAAAACTAGCTACTTCTTCTACACCATCAGGTAATCTAGTTGGATCAATACTTAAAGGAAACTTATTACCACCAAAAAGAACATCTGCTATTTGACCATAGGCAGCAAGAACTTTTGTTTTAGTTATCTTAACAAACACCTGAGATTTTTCTGAAGATGTAAACTGCACATCTGGACCATAGATACCACGATAATTTCTATAGGCTTGTATCCAACGATGTTCTTCTGTTTCTCTTGCGTTTTCTGCTCGATTATATCTTTCTGTTACAAAGCCTACAATTTGACCAGCCTTAGGATCAGAGTATTCTTCTTCTTCTACATCTTCAATGGAAGAGGTTTCCTCCATGTCCATGATCATATCTTCTAGTTCTTCTGCCATATTATATCCTTAATAACCAAATCTTGCATCTGCTGCTTGGAATCCTGTTCTAGTTACGGCAGGATCAAAATCAAATATATTGCTTCTTGGTCTAGTCATTACACCGTAACGTAATGCATCGTATAGGTGATCTTCTGCATTTGTGTTTACATCTTCTGGGTTATTTTTATCAAGAGGTATGGAAGGTAACTGAGAAATGGTATTAGTACAATTATTAAAAAATACCAATCTAGATTCTTCTGTAAACTCATCAATTTGTAAACGTCTGTGTATTTCATTTTTACCCGCAACCCTTGATCCTTTAGACCTATCTGATGGTCTCCATCTGCAGCCTTTCATAATCATCTGTTCAGCAAGGCTAGGGCCAGTATCACCACGATTATGCCACAAAGAAGAGTCAAGAACTCCATACCGCATCTTTTCTCCTTCTTCCACTTCTAGTATCATATCAGCTAAATCTGTTGCTATAACCTTAGATACATATAGTTCTCTATAAACTACTAGTTGTTCTGAAGGAGAAACTGCAAACCAAAGAACTCCTGTGTGTGAACCATAACCATAGTCACAAGCTCTAAATCTTACCCAACTATTAGGTATATCAAAAGGTTCTATTACATGCTCTTTTCTATTAAACTCAGGAAAGGCTGCACCCTCTTGTATATCCCAATCACCCTCTAGAAGTTGTCTACGTTGATGCTCAGGTAAAGATAAAAGGTTAGCTTCATACATACCATCTTCTGAAAGGTACGGATTATCAAAGAGGGTGGCAGGTATAAATTTCCTTTTGAACAGAGGCTCACCCTCTCTGCTATGACCCTTAGGCCATGTAATAGTTTTATCTGTTTCTATATCTGTAGCCCAAAAAGATTTATTATGTGGTGAAGGATCAATGAATGTTTTCTTAACCCATTGATGTCCTGGTCCTCCTGGGTTAGTGGTTGCCCTCATATACAAAGGTAAACCACTATCTTTTGATGCACGTAAACGTGAACGCATATAGTTCCAAGGATAAGGTGTAGGCCACTGTGTAAGTTCGTCAAAACCAATCCAGTTAAATGCTTGACCTTGGTAGCGCATAACATCGTCATCACGATCTAGATATGACATCCAGAGAGTTGCTCCACTAGGTGCTACCCAAGTTTTGTCTCTTTCCATAAACTTAATTCCAGGAACTGCTTTAGGATACAATTCTTTTGATATAGAAATAAGTTCTCTTAATTCTTCTGTACTTCTACGAACAAGTAACATACTAGCTTGTGGATTACCAAAGTATCTGATAGGATCTACAACCATTGCATATGATTTACCACCGCCAGCAGATCCACCATATAATACTTCTTGTTCTGTTGCAGCTAAGAAAGAAGTTTGAGGGCCATCATTAGCTTTAAAAATAACCTTTTGTTTAGGCTCTTCAATCTCCTGCGTGTATTCCTTCTCCGTTTGAACCTCGGATTCTTTCAATACTGGCTTCAATTTTTTTCGCTTTGTCACTCGCTTCTTTGTATCGCTGGGCGTAGTAGCGTTGGTTTGCAAGATCTTTCTTAAGTCTCGACTCACGATTTACTCTTTCATTTAAAGCTACGTAACTAATCTTTCTTCCAGATTGTGTAGTTAACCAGTTTGCAACATCTCTATAACTGTATCTTTTTAAGTGCTGCTTTGCATCTTCATACAGTTCTAGTTGTTCAGGTATTGGTAAGAGTATATCTTCATCACTAGGATCTTGTTTATATCCAAATGGTATTTTTCTTCCTACTCTTACTACAGGATACCATACTCTTTTTCCCTCTACAATATCTGGTTTAGGTAATCTCCAAGTTCTTTGTACCCTAGACATCTTCTTTCTCTGGTAAAATAAATAAAGGGTTATCAGCTTTTACTTCTATCTTATCTGTTTTTGCAAAACCTGCTCTGTCTAATAGATCTTTTGCAGCTACTATTTTTTCTTTGTTACCTAGATCTGTGGGGTTAGTCATTACTTCAGACATAGCCCAAGCTGCCTTTGAGCCACTAGAAGCAATAAACTTTTTAGTTAGTTCTGCAATCTCTTCCTGCAAAACTGAAGTTATCTTTGAAGAAGAGGTATTAGGGGCATAACCAGCAGCTTTTATTGCAGCCACTGGATCACCCCTACACTCATCTGTAAATAAAACATCTAAAAACTTTTGTTGTTTTTCTGTAAGATTATGAGCCATATACCTTATACCATATCTCTGAACGAGATACTCCTATATCTTTTAGTGCTTTATTTGACAAATTTTGTAATTGCCAGTAAGCTACTTTTTTCTCTTGTGTTTCTTTTAAAAAATTATACACACGTTTAAACATTATTTTATCTCCCTGTTATGATACACTTGTATCTATGGGGATAGTTTTACATATTTAATTTGTAAGTACAACTTGTATTTATGCAACCCCGTTATGTTGGGATTGCATATTTTTAAGATAGAACTACACGAACTACTGTACTAGAACTTTCTGCACGTCTGTAATTTAAGATAGTAGAGTTACCCACTGCTTTAGGAACTATAAAACTATGTGCTCCTGCAGGTAACTCTATATCATTATCTGTAACATCAGCCTCTGCAGAACCAAAGTTTATGTCTAGCTTGTGACTAGTTTCTATGTACACTACACTGGCATCAGTACAGTCTACATGTTGTGTAGTAGTGTTACTTAGGGTAACAGCAGTTTGTACTGTCCACCCTAAGTCCTCACCTATAAGACCAACTTGATCAACCATTATTAACTCCTATTATGTAAACGGAGTAACTATAGCACCATCACCAATAGTGTGTCCTGAGACTACCCATTTTGAATCAGTAATACATACATACTTAATCATGCCGCCAAGTAAACGACCCTTACCATCTGCATCCATTACAATCTGGTGATCTGCTGCTGCAGGTTTAGAGAAACCACAGTTTTCTACACCATCATCTAAGTCGTTTACAGTGATGTCTGTATCAACCATAGTAAGAACACCTTGCAGTGTATCTGATGCTGAGTCAGCATTAATAGTTAATGTTCCAGTAAATGTTGTTCCAATGTGAAACTCATAGTTTAATCCTGCTGCTGCTGCAGGTAAAGTAATAGTAATACCACCTGCACGATTAAGAGTAAAGATTGTACCTGATTCTGCTTCTGTTACTGTTTTAGTAGAATCAGTAATACTGGTTACTACTTGTTTCATTGTTGTAAAGGTAAGTGGTTTTTCATATACCTCAATACCTTCTTGTCTCGTTGCTGTAAGTGACATTTTTTATCCTCTCATTTAAATGTTACTATTTTTATTATTATTATTTAAAAACCTTTACCATCTTTAAATTTAACGTCTCTGAGTTTTCCAGCCATTGCTGCTACTCTGGTGGCTGGTAAACCTAAAGCCCTTCTCTCTGACTTAGACATGCTTGCCCATTTACTACGAGGTATCTTTTTCATAACCTCTGCACCCCTTAACCTAGAGGGAGACTTAGGATCAGTTTGTCTTTGTAGAGTTTCTTTTGCTCCATCTCCACGACCACTTCCTTTAGATGGTTTCTTTTTACTTGGAGCCATATCAATGATGCGTTTAATTGCACCCGTATCCCCACGACCACCTTTGGTATCACTAATTACACTGGTAATAATATTATCTTTTTTAGTAGCACCTTTAGGTTGCTTAGGACGTGTTGCTCTTGGGTCTTTAGGTTTAGCTTTAGGTCTAATTGGTTTCTTTAGATCCTCTGCATAAACAGCCGCCTGTACTTTACCATTTTTATCTGTGTAGTAAAGTGCTCCTGCTTTTTTAGCTGCAGCAATACTTTTATATTTTCCTGCTTTTGCTTTTTCTTTAGCTAGGGTAGAGCCTTTTTCTTTTATTTTTGCATTTAAATACTCTCTAATAGTAGCCATTACTTCATTTTCCTCATACCACCCATGGCTCCACCCTTAGCCATACCTTTTGATTTACCTGTGGCTTTTTTAATACCAGTATTCATTGTACCTTGTGATTTAACCATACCACCTATATTGTAGGTCATAACCTTACCACCTTTTGCGTATGCTTTCTTTTTCATACCGCCTTTGGCATAACCTTTCTTCATACCACCTTTAGCCATACCCTTAGCCATACCACCTTTTTTCATTCCTTTACGGTCTTGGGATGCCTTCTTCATTGATTCTGATTTGTTACCATCCTTATCAATGTCTAAAAAATCTGGCTTGGCAGCACCACCCATGGCGTAACCTTTTTTCATACCTCCACGAGCCATACCTTTTTTCATGCCACCCTTAGCCATGCCTTTCTTTTTACGCATTGCCATAGCAATTACTCCTTATATAAATTATTAAAAACTCTTTGTGTGTCCCACACATAGTCCACGTTTTCTTTAGAGTTGTATATATGTTGATTAGGTCTAAAGTCAGGAGCACCTTCACCTGTTTCAAACCATGCTGGATGAGTTACTCTCACTCTATTATTGGGTAATGCAACTATATTACCTGTGTATGGTCCAGCATCTAACAACTCTAATACGTGAGACTGTTTGTGTTGGGCTGGGTCATCTGCTACCTCACTGTCGGTGTAGTCAACAGTAAAATAATATTTAGCTGGATAAAATTCTCCATCTACCTTTGCAATCCATGGGGCAGGTGTTGCTCTCTGCAGAGTATAAACACTGTGGTAATGCGACATACAATCCCAAGGTTGTGCCATGTAAGGTGGTAGTTCTTCAGGCCACTGTTCGTATGGCGTATCTGCAACTAAAGCAGTTAGGGGCATTCTAGCCCACATTGCACCACCGTGAACATTTACATCTTCCTCAGATCCTGAAGGCTCACACCCTGTAAATATTACTTGAAAACTTAGAGTCCTGTTTGGCATTGTTGTTACTGCTATTACCATGCAGTGTAAAAAACCTCCATGATATTCTTCTAAGTTCTTTGTGTATTCTTTTCTTACCCATGCTTTAAAGTATGGTATGTTACTTTGTAGGTACGCCATCTTTTTTATTTATCCTCCGCAAGTCTGCCTTAGCTTGTTTAAAAAGATTTGCTATTGCTGTCTTTCCCATCACTTTAGCACGTTGTTCAGCTACTGTCAAGATTTGAATTTTTCTTGCGTAAGGTTTTTTTATCCTTTTTACTTTATTTACTGTAGCTTTTGCATCTGCCATCGTAGCAAACTTAATAGATACAGTATCTTTAGGATTCTCATCTGTATATAATCTTCTTCCAGAACCTTTAGGTTTCTTACCTGTCCCTACTTTTGGATCTGTTTTCTTTTTCATGCTATAATAAAATCTACTATCTGTCCATCAGGAGTACGTAACTTATTTGGATTAGGGTTGTACGTATATGATGTTTGAGGAGTGGCCTTACTAAGTTCTTCTTTATCAGTAACTTTATGAACCTCATTAACTTTTTTAGATCTATCTCCAGAGTTATTTTGAAACACTATGTTATCATGTGTTTGAAAAGGAAAACTAGGTAAAGGTAAATGATTAATTAAACCCATTTAAATATTATTTCCTCTCAGTGCAAAGAACGTACCACCAACCCAAAGCATTACATGTAAGTTGTCATATAATATAACATCTAAAAAACTTTCTGGTTTAGCTATCCATATAACACCTGTTATTATACAACAAACAGTTACGCCAGAAAAACGAGTAATCATATCACCTAAAACTTTAAAATACTTATATAACAAACCACCAACAGCAAAACCTATAGCAGCAACTATTTCACCAATAACAACAAATACCCAAACAAATAAAGGTAAACCCCAACTGTCGGCTGTTTCTACATCAATAGGTAACTTAGCAAGTCCCTGCTGCAGAAATATTACTATTAAAGGTAAACGAAGTAACCAGTGACTAAAACAAAAATCAGGTATATTTTTTAACATCTGTTATTAAAACTTCCAGGAACGAAGGTAAAAGGTTAAGTTGTTTGGGTTCCAGCCTCGTTTCATACAGGC